CATTAAATGTTTACTACGTTCAGTAGCAAATTCAAAATCTTTAAATTGACCTAATTCTTTTAATCTATTAACTAATGTAGTTTTACCTACACTCATTGTACCACATAAACCTATTTTCATATATTATTTTTTTAATAACCAACTAGATGATTGTATTTTATCACCTAAACCTTCTAATAAAGATACACCAAGTTCTCTACAAATCCTAGCTTCTGGTATAGAATCATTGTTTTGATCCCCACCGTTTGCAAATGAAATTTGGTATTTAGGATCTTTAGTTATAGCTTTTATATTTAAAGCCCTTATTGATTCACTTACTGTTCTATCTTTATCAACAGCTATCATAGCAAAATCAACCATCTTAAGACTATTCACTATTAATAACCTTTCATCTTCTAATTGGAATTCTGTTGATCCTTTTAATTCACGTTGTAAATCACTATTAACAATAACCCATAATTCATCACCTTGAGCCCTCGCTTTCGCGAAGAGCTCTAAATGACCTTTATGTATTGGGTTAAAATAGCCTGATACTATTATAGCCTTTGTCATATTAAAATCTAGCTTTTACTTGAGGGTTTTTATCTGGTGGAACACCATTTCTATCTCTACGTAATTCAATCCATTCATCTCTAGTTTTTTGGAAACCATAAAGCCAGTATTCTGCTTTTTGTTTGAATGTTTTTGGATATCTTAGGGCAGGTCCATTCCAATTATGAAGTTTTTTATCGAAAAATGTAACTTGAATACCTTCAGGAGTTGTAATGGTTCTTGTAGAAAAATCTTCTTTTATCTTTTTACTCATATATATAACATTTAAATTAGGCGTAAATATACGAACATTGTTTCAGGTAGCCAAACTATTTGCGTGATTTCTTTCCTTTAAGAAATATATTTTCATCCTCTAAGTACTCAATTTTAACTTGTAGTGCAGCCATTTCAGAAGATAATTTAGTAATTATATCACGCATTTCATCTTTTTCTTCTGATGATTCTATTAGTAAAGCTTCCAACTTATTTACCCTTGATTGTAAATCTTGGATAAAATTTTCATTAGCTTGTTGAGGATTACCTTCTTTATTAGATTTTAATCTTAATTTTGTTTCATAAAATCTCCATGCCCCTACACTTCCTAGCGCAGAAATTAAGGCAATTAATATGTGGACTATATTTTCGTTCATGGGGTTATTAATATAAATATTTGTGCGGGCTAAGCGCCTGATATTTAATTAAAACCTCATGTCTTAAGTCTAAAAACCCTTCAATTTCTTTTAATTGTATTGGATTAAATAAAGCTTTATTTGAGTAATTGAATAGAAAGTACCCATCAATCGCAATCATTAAATCATGCAATTCATCCGCTGATAAGTTTTTCGGCAACGTAGATTCCGTGTGCTCCACTGACTGTAATTCCTCTAGCAGAGAGCGCATCGCCGACAAAGTAGACTTGTCCATATTTTGTTAAACTTAAATTATTATAATTAACTAAAGGTTCTGGTGATAAATATTTAACTTCAGGTACATAAATACCCCAATCGTCTTTTAATGTTGGAAAGACTTTTTTCATATCGTCTATGAAATCATCTATATATTTAAAATAACCATTAAATTCTTCTTTTACTTGTTTTAAATCATCCCCATCTATTTGAATAGAAGATACTTCTACCCCCTCTGATGTAGTTGATGGTTTACGAGATGGACTATAATATACACCTGTACCATCTTTTGATATTTCATTAATATTTGATACTACACTTCTTGAAAAATTAAATGGGTAGGCTATGCCTTTTATTTCCATTAATATTCCGAAGTTAGTCATGTTATTTCGGTAGGCCTCATCTTTTTTAGCGTGGCCATTGTAGCTATGATCTCCATACGTTTCTTCCACTGCTACGTAAGCAGCGTTGTTGTTGGTACAGAATGATCTTAATGAAACTCCTTCATCATCAAATTTTCTATATAATTTAAAATCATAAGAAACATCTATTAATTTTTGAAAGTGTTCCTGTGGTGCTTCAAATCTAACACCTATTTGTACTGATTTAGGTTCAGTTGGTAATTCATATTTTTCAGCCAATTTTTTACCAAAATCAATACCAGATTTACCAACCCCAAATATTAATTCATCATATAATATTTTATCATCACCTATATAGACTATATTTTTTTCAAAATCAATATCAGTTACTTTAGTTTCCCATTTAAAATCTACACCACCTTCAACTAAAAAGTTAAACCAATTTTTACCTATTTCATGTAAATAATCAGTTCCAACATGCCATACTGGAAATAGTCTTAAACCAAAATATGGTTTAATAAAATCTGGTTCCTCTATTGGATTAGAACATTGTACTGCTTCAGGTTTAGGGTGGAATCTTTTAAAATTTTCAATTACTTGATCCATTAATTCCATTGCTTTTTCCTCACCGCAATATTTTGCTAATTGTCCACCTATAGATGTATGATAGGTTAATTTACCATCTGACCAACCACCAGCTCCTAAAAAGCCTGTCATTACCTCTTCATAAGGTCTTTTATATGGATCTTTACCCATATCAATGATAGTAATATTACCATCAAATTGATTATCTATTAATTTAGTAGCAGCATTCACACCTGCTACACCTGCACCTATTATTACTACGTTTTTCATTTACACTATTTAACTATTAAATATACGAAAAAAAAGTTGTGGCTCCAAAAATTGGGCCACAGCTCCTATAATTTTTTAATCACGACAGGCTATGAATCTGTCTATAAGTTTTTAAATATTAATTCATTATTTGGTTATAAGATAATTCCATTTTATCACCTGTTAATTTACCATCTCTATAAAGTAATTTTTCGGGTTGTACAGTAGCTCTTATTCCTCCTGTAGCCGTTCTAGTTACATCTCTTCTAATATTTAATATTGGTTCTAAATTAAGTTCTTCTATTTGTTTTAAATCCGTTATAATATTNTTAACTTTAACATTTAAATTTTCACCTTGTAAATCAAAATCACTAGGTAAATATGTTTTATAAATTACTACTGCATTATCAGAACCAAAAATAATAGATTGTCCATCCTTTGTTGGTAAATCAGTAACTATAACTCCAGTAATTGGTTTGTTAGTTTCATCATTAAACATAATATTAATATCTTCTTTAGTATTACCCATTTTATCTACAAAGGGTTTAAATACTAATTGAGGGGCAAAATCACCATTTTTTATTTTATCAGATAATTTTAATACTACATCTTTATATCTGGTATCCGAACTTTCCCAAAATCCAGCATTATCCTTTTTAATAGATATAGGGTATTTTTTATCTCCTACTAAAACTACATCTGCTTTTTTACCTGAAGCAGTATCATATCCCACATCTAATATTTCTTTTATGTTTTTAGTAACATAATTCTGGTTAGTGCCCTGGAATATAACGTTTTTAGCTCCTAGTTCTAAATATTTTTTAACTTCATTAACTAATACATCTTCATTTTGAGTACCAGCAGATGCCCTACCTTGTACTCCAGAAGGTTTTAGTAAAAATTTAGCATTTTTATATTTTATACCTCCTATAGATGAACCTTTAAGATTAGGATCAAATTCAAAATCTTCAATTTGGTCTATTTGGGAAGCAATACTTATTCTATCAGCTCTGGGAACTAGTAATTTATATGTTACAGAAGATTGTTTTATAAAATTATCATCTGTAAAACCTAATTCTTTTTTTAGAATTTCAATACCAGATTCAGCATCATTTTCTTTTAGAATTCTAAATCTAAGTGTTTTTTTTTCCTCCGCCTCTTTTAAGATACGAAGCTTTTTAGATGGTAATTTTTTTTCTAATTTATCCATCATCTTTTTAAGAATTCTAGAAGATGGTTTCATATCTTCCATCTCTTTATCACTCATATAAGTTCTTGAACCTTTAGGATCTACAAAAGGACGACCATAATCATCTTTTTCATCATCATCAACATTTTCCGCTAATTCCTCTTCATCTCCAGCAGTATCACCTGTAGGTTCTGCATCTGGTGTTTCATCAGCATCTTTAGTCATGTCATTTTCTGCCTGTTGATCAGGACCTTCTGCTCCTGGAGGCATACCCATTGTAAGTAGATCTGCTATTGATTTAATTGCATATTCTTCTGCTCCTAGATCTGATAGATAATATTTTTTACCAGAAATTTTGGCTATATAAGAATCTTTAGCATAAATTAAAAAGAAATGTTGACCATTATGAAGTAGTATTTTAAATGTAGTAGGTTTAGGTGCCATTACATAAATACCTGTAACATATTCATCAAAGCTATCTGTCATTAGATCCTCTAAAGTACTTTTTAATGAAGGATATTTTTGTAAAATATATTCCTTGGGATCATCTTCAAATGAGACAATCTTATCAGCTTGAGTTTGAACAAAATCTTCAATCTCTTGCTCTATAAGCTGTATGAATTGGGTTTTTTTCACTATTTAGTTATATGCTTATCTAATAAATGAGATAATTTTACTGTAAAATCTAAATCATCATCTACTTCAACTTTTTTTTCATTCATTGCATCTATCTTAGCTACATTTTCTTCACCATCAAGNTAATCATANGCTGCTTGNAGCATATCTTTAGATTTAACNACTTTATTTTGCCACCAACTTGGAAAATCTACTTCATTTGGCATTTTATCATATTTATCTAATTTTTTATATAGCATTGATGCCATTTTAGCAGCTCTATATAAAGTATTTTTTAACATTCCAGGTTCATCATCCTGGTGTCCTACATCTAAGTCTTCTTTTACATTTTCACCAACCCCTGGTACTTCTTTATTTTTAAGTTGTTGGTAATTAATATCTTTAGCTTTTAATCCTTTTATAATATTAGTAAGAGTAATCCCATACTCACCTCCTACTATCGAAAGAGTGT